ATGAGAAAGAAAGGTGCAAAGGGTGCGCCCACTGCAGCTAACTTTCGAAGAGCCGCCCAAACAGCGAGAAAAAGATAATGACTAAACTATGCCCTCGAGGAAAGGCTGCTGCGAAGAGAAAATTTAAGGTATACCCAAGTGCATATGCTAATGCCTACGCATCTAAAATTTGTGCGGGTAAAATTAAAGATCCTTCTGGAGTAAAACGAAAAGACTTTAGAGGAAGCAAAGCCAAAGGTGGTTTGATGGGTGAACTCAACAGACCAGATAGAGGTTATAAAAATGGCGGTAAGGTTGCCAGAGGGTGTGGTGCTATCATGTCTAACAGACGTAAAAAAACAAAGATGATGTAATGGCAAAGAATGGTCTTGATAAATGGTTCAAACAAAAATGGGTAGATATTGGGAGCAAGCGAAAGGATGGTTCTTTCGCAAAGTGTGGCCGTTCCAAACAAAAGAAGGACGCCAAACGAAAGTATCCCAAGTGTGTCCCACTTGCGAAAGCAAGATCAATGTCAGAAGGCCAAAGAAAATCTGCCGTTGCAAGGAAACGGGCAGCTGCCAATGTGGGACCAAAACCAACTAACGTCGCAACATTTACAAAAAGAAGTAAAAAGGCAGATGGAGGTTCAGTTGGTAATTCAATGATCAAGCAAGCACAAAGAGATTATAAAGGTAGTTACATTTCTGGAAGTCTAGGTGGTGTAAAGGTTGGTAACCCAAGTTATAAAAAATATTATAAAGGAATGTTATAATGAGAAGACAGGATAGAATGCCTGCAAGAAATAAAAAAAATTTCCGTCCTACGGAAAAAGGTGCAGGAATGACGAGAGCTGGTGTTGCTGCATATAGAAGAAAAAACCCTGGCTCAAAATTAAAAACAGCCGTGACGGGTAAAGTAAAACCTGGATCCAAAGCTGCGAAGAGACGTAAGTCCTTCTGCGCAAGAAGCGCCGGTCAAATGAAAAAATTTCCAAAAGCAGCAAAGAATCCTAATTCTAGACTACGTCAAGCTAGAAGAAGGTGGAAGTGCTAGATCGATTTTTCTTAAAATTTTTTGATACTATAGATAATATTCTTTCTTGGATAGAACGTTATGCTGTCCAGTTGACTTCTTGGTTGTGGCAGACTAGAGTAAAAATATTAAGGAGGAGAAGAAAAAAATGAGACAAGCAATACTACAAGCACTAGAAGATAAATACAACGCACAAATTTCTGAAGCGGATGCAACAATAAAAATTTATTTAGATCATAGTGTTGGTATTGGCGAACATCCACAACACATAGAAGAAATAGATAAACAATTACAAAAAATTGTTGATGCAGCAGAAAAATTAAAAGAACTACAGGCATTTAAATTATGAACGATCCAAAAGTAGGTACAGGAAAAAAACCAAAAGGTTCTGGTAGGAGGTTATACACCGATGAGAATCCCAAAGATACTGTTAGAATTAAGTTTGCGACCCCTACTGATGCTCGTAAGACGGTTGCAAAAGTTAAAAAGATATCTAAACCGTTTGCAAGAAAAATCCAAATCTTAACTGTTGGAGAACAGCGTGCCAAAGTTATGGGTAAAAAACAAGTCGCTGCAATATTTAAAAGAGGTAAAGATGCTATCAGGAGAACAAATAATAGAAAAGCTTAAAAGAAGAATAAATGCAACTCTACAACAAATTGGAGACAGTATGATTACTGGTGGGGTTGACAGCATGGAAAAATACAAATATATGTTAGGACAGGCAGCAGCCTATCAAATAGTAATACAGGAAATCTCTAACCTGCAAAAAGAGGATGAAAAGGAGCAAAATGACGGAAACGTTATCGACATCAAAGGAAGTACCAAAAACTAGACTAGCGCTAGAAGAAAAATATAAAAACGAACCAAAAGAACCACACGCAAAAAGATTAGATCCTGACAATATAAAAGAAGTGGTAAATCAATTACCAGAACCTGTTGGGTACAGGCTTTTAGTTTTACCTTTTACACCAAAAGAGAAAACTAAAGGTGGAATATTATTTTCCCAAGAACAATTAGATAAAGCAAGAATTGCAACTACTTGTGGTTATGTTTTAAAAATGGGAGATCTTGCATACAAGGATAAAGAAAAATTTAATAAACCTTGGTGCAAAATAGGAGATTGGGTAATGTTTGCCAGATATGCTGGTTCACGTTTACCAATAGAAGGTGGAGAAGTGCGAATACTAAACGATGATGAAGTGTTAGGGACCATAGGTGATCCTGAATCAGTTCTTCATTACATTTAACATAGGAAGGAAACTATGCCGACGGAAAACGCACATAAAGCAGATGATCTCATTGATGTAGGCGAAGATAAAGGAGCTGAAATTAATTTAGATGATAAGGGCGAACCAGAAAAAGTTGAAGCGCCCAAGGAAGAGAAGATTGAAGTAGAGCAAGTTTCAGAATCTTCAGAAGATAAAACTTTTGAAAATGAAAGAGAAACTAAACTTGAAAAAACAGAAGATAAAAAAGACGAGTTAAAAGAATATAGTGAAGGCGTTCAAAAACGTATCGCTAAACTTACTCGTAAAATGCGAGAAGCAGAAAGACAAAGAGAAGAAGCTATCGCGTTTGCAGAAGCAGCTAACAAACAAAAGAGTGAGTTAGAAGGAAGATTATCGAAGTTAGATAAATCTTACACATCAGAGTTTGAAAATAGAGTTAAAACAAATATGGCAGCAGCCAAGTTAGCTCTTAAAAACGCTATCGAGTCACAAAATGTGGAAGCACAAATCGCGGCTCAAGAGCAGATTGCAAACTTAACTATGGATGGTGCTAGACTTAATGCAATGAAAGTTGCTGAAGAAACTAAACCAGAACCTAGTAAAGATGTAAATATTACCCCTCAAAGAACTCAACAACCAGCTACTGACCCTAAAGCAGAAGACTGGGCGTTAAGAAATCCTTGGTTTGGTAATGATTCTGCAATGACTTATACAGCTTTTGACTTACATAAAAAGCTAGTAGAAGAAGAAGGTTTTGATCCTAAATCCGACGAATATTATGCTGAAGTTGATAAAAGAATAAGAGTTGAATTTCCGCATAAATTTGATAAGGTAGAAGATAATACTACAGAAAGAGCAAAACCTGCTCAAACTGTAGCTTCGGCTAAACGTTCAGCCTCAACAAACAAAGGACGCAAAACTGTCAAGCTCACACCTTCACAGGTAGCAATCGCTAAAAGATTAGGTGTGCCACTAGAAGAATATGCGAAACAATTAAATATCACGGAAGGAGTATAGGCATATGGAAAATGAAAAAATAAGAACTTCTCGTGCGAGCCAAACAAGAGCGAAATCAGAGTTAAAAAAAGTTTGGACTCCACCCAACTCACTTGATGCACCTCCAGCGCCAACTGGATACAGACATCAATGGCTAAGATCCGAGATACTCGGACAAATGGACACTAAAAATATAGCGTCCTCTCTTAGAGAAGGATGGGAGTTAGTTAGAGCTGACGAATATCCAGAAGAGAATTGGCCAACGATGAATGAAGGTAGATACGCTGGTGTCATCGGGCAAGGAGGCCTTGTGCTGGCAAGGATACCAGAAGAGATTGCGCTTCAAATCGATGCTTATTATAAAAAGCAAAACGAAGACAAAGAAGAAGCAGTAGAGACCAATCTTTTGAAGGAACAGCACCCTAGTATGAGATTCTCAAAAGAATCAAATACTCGTGTAACCTTCGGTGGTACAAAGAAAAGCTAAACTATTAGCAATTCCTACCCAACGAAATAACTTAAAAAGGAAACAACTATGGCAAACCAAACAGCTGGCTTTGGATTCAGACAAGCACCTACAGTAGGATCAACTCCTGCTACAGGTGGTCAAGCTGAGTACAAGGTCAAATCAGGTTTAGGTGTAGGAATTTTTCAGAACAACCCTGTTTCACAACAACATACGGCAGGTGACGATGGGTATCTACAAGATGCTTCAGCGGACACTATGGACGATGGAATCGGTGGTGGAGCGGACTGGTCTACTGGAACTTCCAACATTCAACCAATCGTAGGTGTGTTTAATGGAATATTTTACATAAATAGTTCTACAAGCAAACCTACTTTCGCAAACCACGTGTTGGCTAGTACTACGTTCGGAACGGACTATAATACTGGTTCAAGCGACGGAATCGGCTTTGTTAACGATAATCCTATGCAAGAATATACTTGCAAAGCGGATGCAGCGGTAACACAAGCAAACCTTCTAAGCACTTTTAATCCAACTGATGGAGCAACTGTTGGTACTTCAAGTAATGGTCAATCGACTGTTAAATTGGATGTTACTGGTACAGCGGCTACTTCAATGTTTAGAATTGTTAGAACAGCAAACGATCCCGGAAACGACGATAATGCTTCGGCTAATTCGAACGTAGTAGTTCAAATTTCGCCAGCAGCGTCAATTTCTAACTAATAGGAGCAATTAACTATGGCAATATCAAGAGCACAACTAGTTAAAGAACTAGAGCCTGGTCTAAATGCACTATTTGGACTAGAGTATAAACAATATGGCGAGCAGTGGGCAGAAATTTTTGACACTGAAACATCAGACAGAGCTTTCGAAGAGGAAGTAATGTTAGCTGGTTTCGCAAACGCATCAGTCAAACCTGAAGGTCAAGGCGTTCAGTTTGATCAAGCGCAAGAAACTTTCACAGCTCGTTACACTAACGAAACGGTTGCATTAGCATTCGCTATCACAGAAGAAGCTATCGAAGATAACTTGTATGACAGACTTGCGTCTAGATATACAAAAGCGTTAGCAAGATCTATGGCGTCTACTAAGAATATCAAAGGTGCAGCGGTACTTAACAATGCATTTGATGCAAACTTCGCTGGTGGAGATGGTAAAGAGCTTTGCGCTACTGACCACCCAACATTAGCTGGTACATTATCAAATGAGCTAACAACAGCTGCTGAACTTAATGAAACTTCATTAGAACAGTCGTTGATTGACATCGCGGCATTTACTGATGAAAGAGGCCTAAAAATCGCGGCGCAAGGAGTAAGATTAATAATCCCTTCAGCGTTAAGATTTACTGCTGACAGACTTATGAATTCTGCTGGTAGAGTAGGTACTGCGGACAATGACATTAACGCAATCAGAAATATGGGAATGATCTCTGGTGGATATGTAGTAAACAACTACTTAACTGCTGCGAAGAAATTCTTTATTAAAACTGATGTGCCTAATGGCTTGAAGCATTTCAATAGATCACCTATCAAAACTTCAATGGAAGGTGACTTTGATACTGGAAACGTAAGATACAAAGCTAGAGAGAGATACGTATTTGGATTCTCTGACCCTAGAGGTATCTTCGGATCTAACGCAACATAATAAACAGATATTAAAGGGCCGATCTTGTATCGGCCCTTTTTTTATTGTAAGGTGTGAACATGAAAAACTTCCGAGTACAAATACGAGCTTACGGTAAATATGCAGATTTTGAAATATCTGCAGAAGATGGCCCTATTTCAATAGAAAATGCTATTGTTGACAAACTGGGAAAAGGTGATATAAAATGGGAAGATGAAGGTTTTTATGATCCTTCACGTAAGTTTATAACCTATGAGGAGGTTATTAATGGAGAAAATGATGCAACATCTGAACGACCTTTACCACAGGAAGAAAGGTCTAGATCTCGAATGGGAGCAGGAGCATCTTAAAGAGGGTAGATATACTCTCAATATGGTTAAGATTGACAGAAAAGTCAGAGACGTAATTAGCCATATAAAAATTGCAGAAGCTCAAAAAGAGCATATGCAAAATAAGATAGAAAACTCTGCACCCGAAGTTTCTGTAGCTACTTAGTAAAAAGCTACATCGTTGAATAAATCTCATTCACATTACAGGCTCTCTTGCGCTCTAGTTAAATGTGTTGTATAAAAGACACACTATACAATTAATTAGATCATAGACGAGTATAGTCGACGGCCTAGAGACTATGATCAGAAACTAGGAGGATATAATTATGGCACAAACTACGTTTTCAGGACCAATATTAGCTGGTACTATTAAAAATACTACAGGTACTACAGTTGGAACTGATATGAAAAACACAGGTCAAGTTGTAAT